GCAACAACGCCGCCGCAGCGCGTTTTCGTGGCAAGGGGCGACTGGGCTATTGATTCGGCTGGCGCGACGTGTGCGCGCTGGTTTGACGCGGTGGTGACGGCATGAGCGACCGAAGCCAACAACCCGCAGCACTCAAGCGCCGGATCGCGGTGCTGGAAGGCCAGCTCGCGGTGGAGCGAGAACGCTCAGACAAGGCGTTTGAAGGCTACCGCGCTGCGCTGTACGAGCTGGTCGAAATCAAGCTGCGCCTGGAAGACGTGGCGCGCGCTGTGAATGGGGAGGCGGTATGAGCGAACTCGTTTTGCCCTGGCCATACAAAGCCCTGTCTCCCAATGCCCGGCTGCATTGGCGCGTGACAGCGCCGTTCAAAAAAATGTACCGAGACGCCTGCTACGTATTGACCAAGCAATCTGGCGTCAAGGTTGATTGGGATGGCGACGTTCACGTCTGGATCGACTTCTACCCACCCGATCGGCTCCACCGGGACGACGACAACATGATTGCCGCGTTCAAGTCTGGGCGCGATGGTGTGGCCGACGCCCTGGGTATCAACGACAAGCGGTTTCGCATTCACCCATACGTCAAAAGCGAGATCGGCGGCATGGTGAAGGTGCGATTCACGCGCGGGCCGGAGGTGACGGCATGAGCGAAACCCTCGAAATCACGCTGCACAACAGGCCGCAGGCATGGGCGGACATCAAAACCCGGCTGTACCCCGCGCTGGCTCGTGTGTTGCAGGGCGGCGCAACCTGGGTGCTGACGATCAAGCCCGAAACGCGCACACAGGCCCAAAACCGGCTGATGTGGCCCTTGCTGACGGCTTTCAGCAAGTCACTGCAATGGCCGGTTGACGGGCGCATGGGACTGAGTGGGCCGGGCCTGCAAGCACTGCGCGAAGTGATCGGCTGGCATGACGCACAGCGCAGCAGCATCGCGCGCAGTCGCTACGAGCAGGCCATCAGGCTGACCGAGGCCCGAACACGCAGCGGACACGCGACGATTGACCTCGACAAGATTTTGAGCAACCAGAAGGAAGCCGCATGAACGAAACGACAGATCGACCCGGCGTAGACGAGCGCTACGCCAGCGCCACCAACGCCAGCAGCCTGCTGGTGACGCCCGAGCGCGCCTGTTCGGCCGATGTCATCATCGCCGCCGGGTGGTCGCCTAGTCGTCTTGGCATGGCCCTGCTACGGCTGGCGAGCGAGTGGGATGCATCGGCAAAGCCAGCACCCAGCGCGAATGCCGAATGGCTGGTGCATGAGCAGCGCTTGCTGATGGGCAAGCTCAAAACGTTGCCCGGCGTGCGCGACCAGGTGCAGCTGTACGCGGGCCGCAAATTTGGGGCAGACAAGGCGCGCGATGTTGCGGCCGAGGCGATCCTGCACTGGCTGGACCCGAACTGCCGGACGTGCGATGGGCGCAAGTATGAGGCGGTGAAAAACACCGCCAGGTTGTCGGGCCGACACTGCCCGGCGTGCCACGGCAGCGGTGAGCGAAAGGCGGGGATTGCCGCGCTGCTGGTGACGGACTACATGGGCAGCTGCGTTTATGGTGCTCGCGAGCAGCTTAAAAAGAAATTGAAATTTTTCAACAATCATGCATAATGTCGCCAGGAAATGCAGGCCGTGCTGATGGCCTCGCCTCCGGAATCCTTGTTGAATAACTTCCGGCTACCGCCTGACTTCCTCAGTAGCGACCGGATGAGACATCAGAGGGAAGCCGCCGACTTTTTCGAGCAAAACAAGCCCGCCTAGCGCGGGTTTTGTCGTTTCTGCACCGAAAGCAACCGCTACAAGCGGCCTAAGCGAGCATGGCAGAGGATGCCAGGTGCAACCCATCGCGGGGCAGACTCTCACACACCCAACAGCGCTACATGCGCAGTAGTGTCTAGCCCCGCACCCATCCCCCGACAGTCCCGGCAACCGCCGCCGGTTGCGCACCGGGCAATGTGCGCAGTGAACTCCGCGTCTAGCTGCTGCCGTCAGGCGCAATGCAGCGAAGGGCACACGCTCAGGCCCGCAGGCTAAGACCTTATGAGCGTGACGATATGACAACAGTAGGCACATCAGATCAAGCCAAGGCAATCATCGCCCTAGGCAAGCAACTGCTGAAAGAGCGCAGTTCGTCGAAGGTAAGGGTGACGCTTGCTAAGGCAATCGCAGAGTGCGCCGATGCCATCGTTTTGCATGAAGCGGAAGTCAAGCGCGGCTACTGCCCACCAAGGCCGATCGCGTGAAGCTGAACAAGATGAAGCCCCGGCTGGCCGTGCTGAACACCAACCGGCTGCCAATGGCGCATGACATAAAGGTCAAGACGGCAGAAAAGCTGATCGAAGGCGCATGGCGTCCGGTCGAGGTGGTGCACCGCTTGAGAGGTCGCGCACTGCAAACGGCACGGCTGCGCATATGGACAGCAGATCCGCACTGCGCAATGTGCGGCAGGCTGGTCGCATACCCGGCAGGCTTCGAGCTGGATCACATCATCGGTGTGGCGCACCACGAAAGCAGCAATGAAGACGCGAACATGCAAGTGCTGTGCGTGGACAAGGTGGGCGGCAGGGATGTCGGCTGCCATGCCGCGAAAAGCAGCGCCGAACGGGTCAGGATGGGCGCGAGAGGGTGACCCCACCCGGGGCATAAAAGCCTGGAGCGATCCGAGCGGGAAACCTCGCTAGTTACTCACGTAGACAATAAAACCCCCTTTCAAAACGAATCAAATAGGAATCAAACATGGCAGGAACACCCGGACGAAGCGGCGGTAAGCGCGCTGGCGCCGGGCGCAAGCCGGCGGCCACGGTAAAGCTGGAAATCACGGTGCCGCTTGGCGACACGCTGGCGCACAAAGACCCGAAGGTTTTTCTGCTGGCGCTGATGAACGACCTGGAAGCCGATGTGAAGGTGAGGGCAGACGCAGCCAAAGCGCTGATGCCGTTCATGCATCACAAGCTGGGTGAAGGCGGCAAGAAGGAGCAGCAGCAAGACCAGGCTCGCAAGATCGCGGGCGGCAAGTTCGCTGCTGCTGCGCCGCCCCGGCTGGTTGCCAACGGTGGTAAGAAGGTCTGATGCCCACTTGGTCGACCGCGTGCCCAGATTGGGCGGCCCGGCTGCGTGCGCGCGAGACCATCATCCCGCCGCCGATATTTTCTGAGCCAGCCGAGCAGGCGCTGGACATCTTCCGGCAACTGAAGATCGTTGACGCGCCGGGGAGCCCCACGTTTGGTGAGTCCTGCGCGCCGTGGGTGTTCGATCTGGTGCGCAGCATTTTCGGCGCCTACGATGCCGAGAGCGGGCGTCGGCTGATCGTTGAGTGGTTTGTGCTGATCCCGAAAAAGAACAGCAAGAGCACCATCGCCGCCGGGATCATGATGACAGCGGTCATTCTGAACTGGCGCCAGTCTGCTGAGTTTTCCGTAATCGCGCCCACGGTGGAGGTTGCAAATAATTGCTATAGCCCGGCGCGCGATATGTGCAGCGAAAAGGCTGATGAAGATTTGCACGCGCTGCTACACGCGCAGAACCACATAAAGACGATTAGCCACAGGGAGAGCGGCGCCACGTTGAAGGTTTTGGCTGCGGATCAAAACACAGTCGGCGGCAAGAAGTCGGTTGGAACGCTGGTAGACGAGCTTCACCTGTTCGGCAAGATTTCAAGTGCGGAAAACATGTTCCGCGAAGCTGTTGGCGGACTGGCTTCACGGCCCGAGGGTTTTGTGATCTGGCTGTCAACGCAGTCCGACGAACCACCGGCTGGAATCTTCAAGCAAAAATTGGATTACGCGCGCAAGGTGCGCGATGGCGAGATCGTCGACCCCGGTTTTGTGCCGGTGATCTTTGAGCACCCGCCTGAGATGGTGGCCAATGGCGACTGTCTGAAGCTGGAGCATATGGGGTTGGTGAATCCGAACATCGGTTTCTCAGTCGACCAGCAGTTTCTCGATCGCGAGTTCTCCAAGGCCGAACTGGCAGGCGGTGAATCCTTCCGTGGGTTTATGGCCAAGCACGCGAACGTAGAGATCGGGATGAACCTCCGCTCAGACCGTTGGGCGGGCAGCGAGTGGTGGGAAGCCGCAGGAACCCAGAAGGGCCTGACGCTCGAAACCCTACTAGACCGATCCGAAGTGGTCACCATCGGCATTGACGGCGGCGGCCTGGACGACTTGCTGGGCCTGGCTGTCATCGGGCGCGACAAGGTGACCCGGCAGTGGCTGGTGTGGGT